TATTTACATTGCTGTTAATAATAAAACTCTGAGATGTGGATGCAGCTATTCTGCTAAATGTAGACCCATTTGCAAAAATAGTTGTGTTTGTAAGGATTGTTAACTGAGAGTATTTATAAGTCAAACTGTTTTCAAATAATAATACTTTTCCTGAAGAGGCGTTCAACGCATTTTGTATAGCCGCAGTATCATCCGTAACCCCATCACCCACTGCACCAAAGTCTTTAACGGACACGGTTTCTTTTAACTTAGCGTCTACAGTACGAGCAACTGCACCTGTGCCGGTTTGTATAGTACCTACGGTAGTAGCACCTGATGTAGAAGCTAAGGTGGATATGTTAGCTTTAGGGGCTAATCCTGCGGCTAACTCAGTGTCAGTAACAATCCTTACAAACACAACTATTTTTGCAAATGGGTCTACATTTAGCAGAATAGCTGCATCCACATCTCAGAGTTTTATTATTAACAGCAATGTAAATATAGACGAGTTAGTTATTGTCACGCCAGGTGGATCCGGTGGAGATAAAGGTGTATTGATTAAAGGTGGTAATGTTAGTATTGATTATTTGTCCGTAACTGCATTAGCGCAAGGTGTTTATAATAGTACAAACTATGCTCTTGAAATTGAAAGCATTCCGTCTGGAACAAAGCTAAGAAATATAACAATCGATAGTTTTTATTGTAAGTATTTCAGTGCCGCAATGTTTATTAAGAATGTTGAACTAATGACCATAAACAAAGCCTTAGTTGAATATTATAGAACCGCTATCTATTTGAGAGACACCTCAAATAGCACTTTTAATAATGTGGTTTGTCAGTACACCGCATCAACATCGTATGGATCACCAGGAGAAAACGGACTACTCATTGAATCCATACTATCTTCTGGATCATCATATAATCTAAAATTTAACGGTTGGTCAGTAAGTAATGCGGGTGAGCATGCGTATAGGTTGGGCGGTGCTTTAACAATAAAAGACATATGGTTTGAAAACTGCAAAGCCATTGCTTCTGGATCTTCAATAGTTATAAACAATCCAGCGGCTACAGAATGGCATGGTGGTTGTGGTTTTAAAGTGCTTGGCGCAACAGGTGTGACAGGGGAAAAACATGAAAATATTTATTTTGATAACTGCACAGTTGAGGATATAAACGAAACTTATGGTTCGTTTCCAACAGGGCATGGCGCTGGAAACTATGCAGGCTTTCAAATCACAGTAGCCTCAAATATTCATGTTTCAAATTGCTCAGTAAAAAAAGTAAATAATATAAATTATTCGTGCGGTTATGCTATAGAGCTTTTAGCCTCTGACCATATTTATTTTACAAATACCGCTTTTACAGATATTTATTTTCAAGCAAGAATATATGAACAACCCAGTGGAACTTACCCCGGATGGGATCTTCCTTGTGAATATATTTATTTAAATAATTGTTACTTACAAGGTCGAGCGGCACTTGCATGGTTATTTGAAGTTTCAAATAATTCTCAAAATTACAATCATCATGATATTTATTTAAACAAATGTCACTTGGATGGAGGCACACACGCGATTCGTGTTAACCCAATCACAGGTACGGGATCTTATTCAAAAATTTACGTTGATATCACTTATACAAACTGTTCTTTAGATCCCGCAACAGCAACAGAGCCTGTAATTTATGGTGGGGGAAATGATATTGTTGTTGGTAATGTTAGAGCGCCTTGGCACCCATTAGCCTACAGTCCAAATATGGCTGACGCAACGATATGGCAAGATACTTATCAAGGTTATATTTATACAAGAAAAAGTGCCGTATGGCGAAGATTTGCCACAACAGATATGTTTGCAAGTGCTACAAACACAACAACCTTGTCCGATCAAACAAGCACTGTTAATACGGTTGATAAAATATCTGGAAAATTAATCTGGAATACAACGGTAAACAAACTATTTAGAGCAAACGGAATAACCGCAACTTCAGTTTGGACTGCTGTTGATAACTCAAGCACCATAACACCAGTTTAAATAGGACTCGCTATGAGAGCTTCACGTGGTATGGGCGACATCAACCCATCTAAATTACCAAAGAAGATTGTTCGCAAGGACAATCCGAATAGTGTAGACTTGTATAAAAAAGGAGGGGTTGCCAAAAGCTTTCCTCCAGCCACTAAGTTTAAACAGGCTAAGAAATGACAACAACTAATCCAGTTTACGCCTATGTTCACTGTAAGCCAGATGGCACGCCTTTTTATGTCGGAAAGGGTAAACTTTGTAGGGCATATAGTTTACAACCTAGACATAGAAACAATTATCATGGGAAAACTGTTTCTAAATACGGTAAAGAAAATATTCTTATTAGTGTTATGGAATGTTCTAAAGAGCAAATAGCTTTTGACCTTGAAATAGGTTTGATAAAATGTTTTAAAAGAATGGGGTTAAAACTAACCAACATGACAAATGGCGGTGAAGGAACATCGGGAGTAATACGGTCTATACAAAATAAACAGCAAATGTCTAAACGTGTGAAAGGTAGAAAAGCTTCAGAAAGTGCAAAAAAAAATATGTCAAGTGCGCAATCTAAAAGAAAGCATCCAGAAGAAGTAAAAATTAAAATAGGATTGTGTGGAAAAGGAAGAAAAAATACCCCTGAAACTTTACTTAAAATGAGCAAGTCTCAAATAGGACATGTTGGGTTTAATTGTAAAAAAATAAAAGGGACACATGTTGAGCACGGGATTATGTTTTGGGAAAGTGGGCATGCCGCAGATAAATATTTTGGGGTGGCATTGTCAACAATAGGAAAAGCTTTGAGAAAAAGAAATTTTTATAAAGGCTGGATATTGGAGTTTGTATTATGACAACATCTAATACCGCTACGTTCAACATGAGTCTTGATGATATCATCGAAGAATGCTACGAGCGAGTGGGGCAAGAAGCCCGTAGCGGCTACGATTTCAAGACTGCTAGGCGTTCACTTAACCTACTAACCATAGAATGGGCGAGCCGGGGCATAAATTTGTGGACAATAGACATTGGTTCTATCCCTTTAATTACTGGTACAGGCACGTATGATTTACCATCCGACACAATCGATTTACTTGACCAAGTGGTACGTACTGGTACTGGAACTTCTCAAATCGATATCAACTTATCTCGTATATCTAGTTCTACTTACTCTACTATACCTGCTAAGAACGTACAGGCTCGCCCTGTGCAAGTTTGGATAAACAGACAAGCACAAATACCACAGATTAACGTATGGCCTTTACCTGATGCTGCTACCCCTTACACGTTCGTCTATTGGCGCCTAAGACGTATCCAAGATGCTGGTAATGCGTCTAACACGCAAGACATACCGTTTAGATTCTTACCTGCACTGATTGCAGGTTTAGCGTTTCACTTGTCGATCAAGCTACCAGGTGTTGACCCTTCTCGTAGCATGGCGCTTAAAGCGATGTACGATGAAGCTTTCGATATTGCCGGGCAAGAGGACCGAGAAAAGGCCTCTTACCATGCTACGCCTAGGATCTTTAGGTAATGACCGTTAAGTACACGTCAGGCAAGTACACCCAAGCGGCTTGCGATAGGTGCGCGGAGTGGTTTAAGCTGAATAAGCTGAGGAAGATCGTACTTAAAGATAACGTAACGAACATTAAAGTTTGCTCAAGATGCTGGGAAGCTAGTCACCCACAATTAAGATTGGGTCAGTATCCAGTTGTCGATCCGCAAGCGGTTAGAGAACCGAGACCGGATAGTCCTGAGACAGGCGTACATCTTAGTCCGTCCTTGTTATGGCAAGATCCTGCTATCAGTGAAATGGGTTTGATTGCTGGGTATTTGGTGCAAGAGAACGGTGGAAGTTTATTAATCGAATAATTATGAGGACAAAAACAATGGCTAAACAAAGTAACACGAAAGAAGCGATCGACTACTCAAACCCAAAATCTGTACCTGTGCCTAACACTTCAGGTTATCCACAGACTGGTACTAAGACTTCAGGTGCGGTAACCCGTGGTAATGGTTGTGCGACTAAGGGCAGAATCGCAAGAGGTCCGATGGCGTGAACTACACGTCATTAAAACAAGCGATCGAAGATTTTTCGGAAACGGATGAACCTTCGTTTATCGATAATATTGATTTGTTCATCAAACAAACAGAGCAGAAAATCTACAATTCTGTACAGATACCTGTGCTCCGTAAGAACGTAACCGGTGTGTTAACCTCATCGAACAAGTACGTGTCTTGCCCTGATGACTTTCTGTCTGTGTATTCGATTGCAGTTATCAATACGACCGGTGACTATAGTTATCTGTTAAACAAAGATGTCAGCTACATGCGCGAAGCGTATCCTAATCCAACGGTTACAGGGCTTCCTAAGTATTACGCGATCTTTGGTCCGCAGTCTGCTAACTTGTCTGAATTGTCCTTAATCCTCGCACCAACACCCAGTGCTAACTATGCGACCGAGTTGCACTATTACTACTACCCTGAGTCAATCACTACTGCGGCTTCAGGTACCACATGGGTAAGTGATAACTACGATCCTGTGTTACTCTATGGGTCATTACGCGAAGCGATCATCTATATGAAAGGTGATCAAGACTTGGTTACCTATTACGAGCAGAAGTTTCAAGAGGCGATTTCTCAACTGAAACGACTATGCGAAGGTCTGGAACGCGGAGATAGTTATCGTGAAGGCCAAGCTAAAATACCACTCAAAGCATTATAACAGGACACACTTATGGCAGCTTTTGTAAAATATAATTCGGGTGCCGAAGCACTTGTTGAAGGTATCAATGCAGGTTCTGATACTTGGAAAATAGCTTTAACAAACACTACGCCTAATGTGTCAACTAACACCGTGCTGGCAAACATCACTGATCTACCAACCTCTGGTGGGTACACTGCTGGCGGCAACACTTGCGCTGTAACGTCTTCTGCTCAAACAGGTGGCGTATACAAACTAGTGCTGGCAAGCCCTGCAATGTGGACTGCTTCTGGCGCTGGCTTTACTTTTAGATACGCGGTTCTTTATGACTCAACAGCTTCTAATTCATTAGTTGGTTATTGGGATTATGGTTTGCCTGTTGTGATGAACGGAACCAATGGTGACACGTTTACTATCACCTTAGATGCTGTCAATGGCGTATTTTGGGTAACTTGATCATGGTAAAAACAGACTTCTCTAAAACTGATGGTGTGTTTATCTAATGGCTAGTCGCTACTGGGTAGGCGGTACAGGTTCGTGGACAACCACCAACACCACCAACTGGAGCACAACATCAGGTGGCTCAGGAGGCGCATCAGTTCCAACAACACTTGATGCGGTATTCTTTGACCTTTTCTCAGGAACAGGTACTGTGACCACAGCGCCTAGTGTAACCTGTGAAGCAATGACGATTAATCGTACAGGCATAACCCTTACACTGGGGGCGGCTTTTGTTGCAACAGGGGTGGTTACGCTAACAATCGGTAATTTAAATTTAGCCGGATACTCGTTGACGTGCGTTACGTTTAGTTCTTCCAACACCAATACGCGTTCTATTGCGTTTGGTACGACAGGTCAATTCTTTTGCACAGGCAGTGGCGCTATTTGGAATACTGGTACAACAACTGGGTTGACTATTACCGGTACTAACCCGACCATTAACTATACTTATGCTGGGCTTTCCGCTTCTACATTTGCTGCTGGGACAACGCTCGGTGTTTCAAATTTATTGTCTCTCAATATTACTGCTGGTACCTATAGTTTAACTACTAGCGCTATGATCAATAACCTAAACTTTACTGGTTACAGTGGTACTTTTAGAGGCGGTTCACTTAACCTATACGGAAGCTTAACACTATCACCTACGATGGGTGTGTCAGCTCCAACTTCTACTTTATCATTTTTAGGCACATCTGGCACTCAGCTGATAACCACCAACGGAGTGCTTATCGACATGCCCGTCGTCTTCAACGGTATTGGCGGCACGTTTAAACTTCAAGATGCGTTAACAATCGGCACGACTAGGACAATTACTTTAACCAACGGCACATTCGATGCTGATATTTATAATGTAACAACGGGACTGTTTGCTTCAAATAATGCAAATACGCGCTCGCTATCCATGGGTAGTGGCACATGGACGTTATCTAGTGTGGGTACGGTTTGGAATCTGGCAACTGTTACAGGTTTAACTTTTAATGCAAACACATCAACGATCAGTTTAACGGACACCTCAGTAACTGCTCGGACTTTTGCGGGTGGTAGTTTAACTTACAATGTTTTAAGCATAGATGGTTTGACTGGAATTTCAGATCTTTCTGTTTCTGGCAATAACACATTTAATACGTTTCGCAGCACTAAACCCGTTGCCCATAGAATACTATTTACTAATGCTTCAACTCAAACCATTAGTAATTGGGGAGTGTCTGGTAGTTCAGGCAATTCGGTTACGGTATCTAGTACAAGTTCAACTAGAGCTAATTTGGTTAAAGCGGGCGGTGGCATTGTCTCTGCTGATTACTTAAGAATCTCCAACACCAATGCCACCCCGTCGACAAACACTTGGTATGCAGGTGCTCATTCTTTAAATTTAGGAAATAATATTGGTTGGTTGTTTGTTGTACCGCCGCTCAATTATACGTTAAGCGCCTCTGCTGGAACCTATAGTGAAACAGGTGTTGCAGCAACACTCACCTATGTGGCAGGCAATGTCGCTTATAATTACACATTAACCGCATCTACCGGTGCCTATAGTGAAGCAGGGATTGCAGCCACGCTTGTGTATGTGTCAGGCGCTGGTGCTTATAATTACACGTTAAGTGTGTCCACTGGGGTCTATAGTTGTATAGGTATGGACGCTAGTTTTAGGCTAAATAAAAAACTGATAGCGTCAAGAGGTTCCTACACCTATACAAAAAACGCAGCGGATTTAAATTTTGTATCAAAAGGTTGGCAACCTGTTGATAATCAAAACACACCTACGTGGCAAAATTTAAGTACAACACAAACCCCAACTTGGGCACCTGTGAACACTACTTCAAACCCACTCGTTGTTTTAGGTTGGGATAATGAGTCTGGGCAAATGGTAGGTTGGCTAAATAATTTTGGAAATACCGTTTTATGGACAAATGTTTTTTCTTGGCAACCTATAAACACATCTAAATAGGATATTTATGACTGTTCCATATGTTTTTAAAAACGCAACGGGCACTATACCGTTATCTCAGTTGGATGATAATTTTACGGCTGTTGTTGATAAAGCAACTTTAGCCGGAACTTCAGGCGCAACCTTGATCGGTATAACCCCCGCAGGCACGATCTCTGCTACTACCGTTGCGGGTGCGCTTAACGAGTTAGATACTGAGAAAGCCACTACAGCAAGTGTCGCTCTAAAAGCAAACATTTCAAGCCTAGCCGCGCCAACAGGTGCAGCAACAGTTGGGTTTACGCCTAGTGGAACAATGGTTGCTACGAACGTACAAACTGCGATAACAGAACTCAGCACATCGTTTGTGCCTACGAGCGCATCCGCAGTAGGGTTTACACCTAGTGGAACAATCACTTCTACGAACGTACAAGATGCAATAGTAGAAATCAATACAGATCTGGCCGCATCTACAGGCGCATCCGCAGTAGGGTTTGCTCCAATTGGAACAATAGCCGCTACGACTGTGCAAGCCGCGATAGCAGAAATTAACACAGATCTCGCATTGAGTACGGGCGCAGCCTTAGTAGGGTTTGCTCCAATTGGAACAATAGCCGCTACGACTGTACAAGCCGCGATAGCAGAAATTAACACAGATCTCGCATTGAGTACAGGCGCAGCCTTGGTAGGGTTTGCTCCAATTGGAACAATAGCTGCTACAACCGTACAAACTGCAATAGCAGAAATTAACACAGATCTTGCGTTTAGTACGGGTTCAACCTTAGTAGGAAACATACAACCTGGCACAGGTGCAGTTGCCCGTACTGTTAACGCTAAACTAAGAGAAATGGTATCGGTTAAAGATTTTGGTGCGGTTGGTAATGGTGTTACTGATGATACTGCGGCTATACAGGCGGCTATCACTGCAACATCTGCTGGAATTATTCTTATCCCAGAAGGCACATACAAAGTAAGCTCTACCATTTCTTGGACAAAAAATAACATATATGTGGAGGGAGAAGGTCAAGGGGCAACGTATATACTTTTCACAAACGCCACGGCAGATGTATTCAGAATAGGTGATGGTACCGCTAATCCAGGTGATACTGGAATTTCTAACCTCTCTATAACATCGTCTGTTGTAAAGACAAATGGAGCGGCGGTTAAGGTACAAAATGGGCACAACGTGCGCCTAAGCTATATTCGCCTAGTTGAAAATATGTTTTATGGGTTTTATTTTGAAGCTGGAGCAGAACAGTTCTTGTATTACCTATCAGATTTTGAAATTAACTCTGGAACAATTGGTATCAGTATCGGTCTTACAGGAAGTATGTGGGTACAAGATTTGTGGATAGAGCGCGGAGTGGTTGCAAGCACAAACATAGGTATAGATATAGTTAATGCTAGTGGGTTATTTATATCAAACATAGATGTAATTGCCGCGACTGATATAGGGATTCGTGTTAGACCACAAGCGGGTAAGGCTGCCAGAGGGCTTGCATTTAATAACGTACTAGCAGACACATGTGTCAATTACGGTTGGGCAATAAACCCAGCTGGTACTGGATATGTTTGTCAGTTTTCAGCGGTAAATTGCTGGGGTGCAACATCCTCCGCAACTGCCGGAGCTGGTTTTGCTACTCTAGCTACTGGTGGAGGTACAATAATTGGCGTATTGTTGACCGCCTTTAGAGCAATCAACAATAAAGGTTATGGTATAGTTATTGGAAGTGGATCAAAAATCCAATTAGTTAACTGTCAATCCACTGCAAATTCTCAATCTGGCTCTGGTGTATATCACGGTCTTGGTGTAGCTAATAATATTTCTAATTGGACAGTTGTTGGTGGCCTGTTTGGAGCATCTGATAGTATAGCAACCCTTCAGGGGTATGGGATTTTTATTGGGACAGGAAACACCAACTATTCGATCGTGGGCGCTAATTTAAATGGTAATGTAACTGGTCCCATACTTGATGCCAGTAACACGGGCATCCTTCTTGCCAATCAAGGGTATATAAACGCTAAGGCAGGACTTGCTACGATAACGGGTGGCACAGCCTCCGTAGCAGTGACTCATGGTTTATCTTACACACCTACCGTGCAAGACGTGTTGCTCACACCTTTAGTTAATCTGGGTGCTTGGGGTGTCAATTCGTTTTGGGTCAGTGCTGCTACATCAACCACGTTCACCATTTCTGTAAACGCCAATGCCACGGTAGATATATACTTCTCTTGGCGTGTGTCTAGACCAGGAATATAGCTTTATGGTCACCGCGCACAAACAATAACTTGACAATTACTCGATACGAAACAGTAAAATAAGGTACAATTATGAAAGAATTTATGTTAAATCGTTTGAAAGAACCATCCACTTGGAGGTCTGCGATATGGGTACTGACAAGTTTTGGTTTGGTCGCGTTTAAAGGTGAGCAAGCGGAGGCGATCATCGCTTTCGGTATGGCGTTGTCTGGGGCTGTCGGTGTTGTTACTCCCGACAAGTTGCTCAGTAAAAAAGTGTGACCTATACCCTGCTACGATAGAACAGATTGGTTGGGTAAATTCCACCTTTGATGGTGGTCAAATAATAGTTGATTGTAAGGTGGAAACAGATGAATATAAAAGCGATAGTAATTAGCAACGCGGCCAAGTTAATCCTTGGTGGAAAGTTATGGGTAGACGTACGTCGCCTTGTGTCGACCATCAATGGTGATACAAACCTGACAGGTGCCGAGAAACGCGCATCTGTTTACTCAGATCTACGTGTCATCTTTAGCAATGTAAGTACAGTTCTTTTAAACTGTTCCATTGAGATCGCTACGCTTTGGGTCAAGACCCTTTAATTAAGGAATACAGATATGCCAAGTTCTAGCTCAACATCACTACGCTTGGAGCTAATGGCTTCAGGAGAAAAGGCCAACACATGGGGAACAATAACAAATAATAATCTAGGCACACTTTTAGAAGAAGCGATTTGCGGTTACATAGAGGTGATGGTATCCGATACAGTAGACACTGTTCTTAACAACGCTGATTGGGTGTCAAACGAAGCACGTAACGCGGTTATTCATTTGATAGGTACGACAACCTCTATTAGAACCATCGTTGCGCCACAAGCGCCTAAAGTTTACATTATAAAAAACGATACAAGCGGTGGGTATGGCGTTGTGTTTAAAAGAGCAGGTGGTGTAGGTATAACCATACCCAATGATAAAACCGTTATCTTGTATTACAACAGTATCTCAACAAACTTTGAGCAGATCGTACCTTACTACGCAGATTTAGCGCAGAACCTTTCGGGCGGTATTGCTTGGGCAACAGCGGGAAGAACTAATTCTGTTGCTAATATGTTGACTTGGAGCGATGGAGGTGACAACCATGTTGTTTTTGACGCTTCTGATGGCAATGCACCCGATTTAACACCTGTAAATAACGAAAATTCAGCAACTGCATGGCAAGCCGGTTACCCAACACTAATGGGGTGGAACGGAACTTCCACCTATGGAGTCCGTGTCGATAGTGCGCGATTAGCAGACACTGCGAGCGCTTGCTCAGGCAATGCACTTACTGCAACAACAGCAACCAATGTGGCTGGTGGGACAGTATACGGTACGCTGGTAAGCACAGGGGGAACTGTTTATGCGGCTGGCACTATAAATTCCGGAAGCAGTATACAAGCGGATACCAGTGTAAGAGCAAACACCACTCTAATTGCAGGTAGTAATATAAAAGGTGAGCATTGGGGTGGCGGCGGATCAACAGATTGCTGGATTCAGGATCAAGGTCTCCTATACAGGAATTCTGACTCATCGCTTAAACAAGAAGATTTAACAGCATCTATCCCTGGTCTTGCTGAATTATTGCAATTACAACCAAAAGCGTATAAATGGCTTTGGGATATTGAAGCTAGAGGTGCTGACGCTGTTACTGAAGTTGGTTTTTTTGCCGATCAAGTAGCGCCTATTATCCCATCGGCTGCACCTAAAGATAAAGATGGATTATATGGGTTTTTCAGTAGACCGATTATTGCGGCGTTAGTCAATGCAGTTAAAGAACAGCAAGTAATGATAAACACATTAACTGATCGTATCACTGCGTTAGAAGCTAAGTAGATGGAAGCCAACTTCTCAATTGCTTTGAAGCATATCTTTGAATCTGAAGGCGGTTATCAAGAGGATGCTAAAGACTCTGGTAACCGGCTTTCTGACGGTCGATCAGGCTCTACCAACCTAGGTGTTACGCAAGCCGTTTGGGAGGAGTGGGTGGGACATCCAGTTAGTAAAGAAGACATGCGTAATCTGAGACGAGAAGGTGTGGAAAGACTGTATCGTAAAAAGTACTGGGATGTGGTACATGGTGATGATTTACCTGTAGGTTTAGACTTTCTTATGTTAGACTTTGCTATCAATGCAGGTCCCGGTAGAGCAATAAAAACACTACAAGAAGCGTTAGGCGTAACAACTGACGGAAACATCGGACCTAAAACTGCATACGCGATCAAACACGCCTCAACAAAAGAACTTATCAAAAAGTTCACAAAAATCAAAGATACTTTTTATAAAGAATGTCGCGGATTCCCAACTTATGGAAAAGGATGGTTGAATCGTTCAGCAAAGGCAGAAGCTCTTGCTAATACTATGATAGGATAAGTTATGCCATTACAGAAAATGCAACTGGTTCCAGGGATTAATAAGGAAAGCACGGCGTATGGAAGTGAGGGAACATGGTACGACTGCGACAAAGTGCGTTTTCGTTCAGGCAATCCTGAGAAAATAGGGGGATGGACTCGCTACTCTGATTATCAATACACGGGTGTTGCACGTAACTTATGGAATTGGATCGATTTGACCAACAACAACTGGTTAGCGATCGGAACAACCAGTAAGTTTTACGTGGAGAACGGTGGCACCTTCTATGACATCACACCAATAAGAGGTGGTGTTAAAACAACCGCATTAGGTTACGATCTTTGGTATACCTCAGGTTTTGCGCCAACAGCGACTAATAATTGTTTTACCACAGTCTCAGGTTCAAAAACGGTTACCGTAAATCTTTCAGGACACGGTGCTATCGATGGCGACTATGTTACTTTCTATGGTGTGACAGGCACGTACGCAACCGCGTTAAACAAAGAGTTTGTAGTCACCTTTGTTAGTAACACTTCGTTCACCATTGAGTTGGCAGTCAATGCAACCACATCAGGCGTTACTGGCGGCACAACAACTTACGCTGCGTTTCAAATAACAACAGGCACTACCATCTATAACTCAGGTAATGGTTGGGGCGCAGGTACTTGGAATAGCAGTACAGCTTGGAATACGCCAACATTAGGCACGTTATCGGCAGGGGTTGGTATCCAGTTAAGAATATGGACAATCGATAACTTTGGTGAAGACTTGCTCTACGCGCCTCGTGGCGGCGATGTGTATTATGCAACTACGTTTGCAGGTACTATACCGAGAACACTGTCTTTAGAAACACAAGCGAGTCTTAATCCACCTTTTGGTGGCACATACACTAATGTACCGACTGCTGCCAACATTGTTATGGCCTCTAACGAGCAGTTCATTATCTTGATGGGCACACAGCAGTTGGGCGACGAAGCAACCCCCGGTGGTAATATCAACCCCTTGCTAGTGCGCTGGTCAGATCAAGCTAATCCTTTTGAGTGGTATCCTAGCGTTACGAATCAGACCGGTGAGTACACGTTATCTCACGGGTCAACCATCATACAAGCGGTTCAAACTCGCCAAGAGACTTTAATCTTTACAGATACTGCTTTGTATTCTATGCAGTATCAAGGCCCTCCGTATGTGTGGGGGTTTAACTTATTGATGGACAACATATCCATCATGTCTCCAAACTCTGCGTATACCGTTAACGGTGTGACTTACTGGATGGGTGTTGATAAGTTCTATATGTACTCAGGTACAGTAGAGACACTACCTTGTACGGTCAAACAGTACGTGTTTGAAGACATGAACATTGAACAGTCTTGGCAATCTTTTGTGGGTGGTAACTCAGGTTATAACGAGGTGTGGTGGTTTTACTGTGGTCAATACGTGTTAGATGGTGACGGTAACACTTTTCTTGATCTGTCTGGTAACCCGATTAAAAATACACAAATTAACAAATATGTTATCTATAACTATTTGGATAGAACTTGGTATGTTGGTACGATGGCAAGAACTGCATGGCTTGACTCAGGTCTTAAACCTTTTCCGATAGCGGCTGATTATAACAATCGTATCCTTTATCATGAGAACCATGTTGATGACGTATCGGGAACAACCCCTGTTGCGATCAGCGCGTATGTAAGATCCTCTGAGTTTGATATTGAGGACGGACAGAGTTTTGGTTATATCTGGCGCGTCCTTCCTGACGTTAACTTTAATGCCTCTACCGTTAACGGCGCTAAAGTGTATATGACACTTACACCAAGACGTAACTCAGGTTACAAGCCAGGTGCTTTTAAAACAACAACATCTCTACCTGTACCTAGTGCTGTTAACCACGAACAGAACGCAGTGGAAACACAAAATCCAACAGCGGTTGTTAGTGGAAACGACTATACTCACGCACCTGTGTTTACGGTACAAGAGTTTACTGGACAAGTGTACACGCGTATTCGTGCAAGACAGTGTATTTTTAACGTAAGCTCTACTGATATCGGTGTGGCATGGCAATTAGGTTCAGTTCGACTGGACGTTAAACCTAGCGGTCGAAGGTAAAGTATGGCTATTAAAACAGTACGTGTCAAAACACCGAAAGCACCCAACTTACCATTAGCACCTGTTACTTATGAGAAGCGATTTCATGAGCAGTTTAGTAACGTATTGCGTCTATACTTTAATCAACTCGATACAATCATTGAGAGTTTGTTTGGTGTAACAGGTACTAAAACATTACGTGCACCATACGGTACGTTTATCAGTACCGTCACACAATCAGCTGCTGTTATAGACACACCTTATACAATGACTTACAACACCACATTGTTTGCCAGTGAGGTTAGTATAGATTCTATAAACCCTTCTCGCGTAACGTGTACAAATGCAGGGGTTTATAATTTTCAATTTTCAGTTCAATTAGAAAAAACAAGTGGATCTCGCGGCGACATCTATATCTGGCCTCGCATAAATGGTGTTGCTATCCCTAACTCTGCAAGTCGAGTAGCTATCCAAGGTAGTGCGGCAGAAGCTATCCCCTCTTGGAACTGGGTGGCAGAGATGGAGGCTGATGATTATTTTGAAATAGTGTGGGTTGCCAATGACACTACCATACATCTTGACGCTATGCCTGCTATCACAACACCGTATATACGTCCAGCAGTTCCTTCTGTTATACTAAGCGTATGTTTTGTATCCGCGCTTCCTACATAAATTATGAGCAACTTATCCCTATTAGGCACAATGCCTGAGATACTACAAATCGAACAAGAGATTTTAAAACAACCTCAAGTCGAGTGTCCTGTTACACACTACAATATTGAGGGTGTTTATGTTAGAAGTATGTTTATACCAGCGGGTACAATATTAACTGGAAAGATACATAATAAAGAAAATATAGTTATTCTTTCCCAAGGAACGATCCGTGTCACCAATGGCACAGATGCTGCCATACTAACTGCCCCACATATAATGGTTGATAAACCTGGAGTAAAACGTCTTGGCTACGCTGAGACTGATGTTACGTTTATCACCGTACACAGAACAGACAATACAGAGATCGAAGTGATTGAAAAAGAACTGGTCTCTAAAACTTTTGAAGAATATGAGCAGCAACTGCTGTTAGGAGAATAGTATGACATTTATAGCTTCAGGCGCAGCCTTAGGTACAGCAGCGGCAGTTGGTTTAGGTGCGACAGCAGGGGGCGCCATAGCTGCTGGCGCAGGCATAGTTGGTGGAGCATTAGCTGCCGGTGCAGTAGGCGCTGGACTTGGCGCTGCTACTTCTGCTATGACAGGTGGAGATGTTGGAAAAGGAGCACTTTATGGTGGGATTGGCGGTGTAGTTACTGGAGGATTGGCTGGCGCTATGGGAGGCGCTGGTAGCGGTGCCGCATCTGCTGCGCAATCAGGTATCGCCAATGCAAGTGAAAAAGCGATCACCCCCGCATTAGCTAATGTTGGCTCTCAAACAACACAATCAACTATGAGTGCTGGCTTGAGCAATGCTATAACGCCAAATTTATCAAATGTCGGAACTCAAGCTGTTGAGTCTGGACTTAGCAATAGTATTAATTCTGCAATAACACCTTCTCTTAGCTCGGCAGGTACATCTGCACCTTCTATCTTTGCTAACGTACCATCACAGTCTGCTCAGTATTTACAAAAAGGAATGGATCTTGTTAGTAACAATCCTTCAGAAGCCATGCAAATTGGTGGAGCGGGAATCAATATGTTAAGTACACCACAAAACCAACAGTTTCCACAAGGACAACCTGTCAACACAACCAATTATTTATCACCTAACTTCCAACGCTACGAAGCAACACCAATGTACGCGGAAGGTGGTGTCACTGGCTACGAACCTTCTGTGGGTATGTTCACAGGCGCTGCTGATGGGTACGCAGATGGTGGTATGTTAGGGGGAATGCCAGGAGCGGGTGTTGCTAAAAGCGTATTTAATGCGGGTATTGGTGGTTCGGTTGCGCCAGGTTTAAAAAATACTTTGTTTGGTAAAAATGAAGACGTGCCAATGCAAAATCAACAACCTCAACAAGTTCCACAACAAGCGCCCCAAGGTGCGATGAACCCTATTGTGGCAAGAGCGATGGCAGTGACACAACAAGCGCAAGCTCAACAAGAACCCCAACAACAAGTTATACCTGTTGCACCGCCTCAAGGGATACAACCTAACTCATTACAAGTACCTGTTCAACCTGTTCAACAAGGTATAGCGCCACAACCTATAGGTATGGCGACTGGTGGTATTACTGATGATTATAGTTTAGGTGGTTATGCGCATGGCGGTATTCCCAGATTGTTAAGTGGGGCAGGCGACGGTGTTGATGACCAAATACCAGCGACTATAGGTACTGACGGAAAACAACCTGCTACGTATTTGTTAGGATCAGTGCTGTAAGGTTTGTAATCTTGATAACCTGTGATCTGCCCGCTCTCATCGGTTTTAAAGAGTTGTCCTTTAGCCGCTTGCAGATTGCCTAACAC